CATGATAATCTATAAAGGCACTGGATCGCTTTCAAATGCAAAAAAAGGCGATAGCGTGAGATTTGTTGCCAAAGTAAAAGAGCACGGCGAGCGTGACGGGCAAAAGCAAACTATCATACAGCGACCTACGAAAGTTGAGATAAGCGAGGCGTAAGCCTTGCTTTCTTTTTAACAGTACGTTAACAGTTAGAAAAAACGGAGTTAACATTATGGAACTAAAACAGATTGGACCTCGCATACGTAAAGAGGTTTACGATAAGTTTGCAAAGGACTGTGAGAACACCCGATATAGTCAGTCTGTGATTATCGAAAAGCTAATCATCAACTACTTAAAGGACAAAGGCTATGAGTTCCACAGTGATCTTAGGGATTGATTGCGGCTACCGTCACGGCGGTGTCGCTCTTGTTGGGGATGATTGGGCAGAGGTTCATGACCTGCCGGTATACAGCGAAGGCGGCGTAGATGTCGTGGCGCTGATGGACATCATCACAAGCGCCGATGTTGAGCACGTATACATCGAGCGCCAACAGGCAATGCCAAAGCAAGGTGTTAGCTCCACATTTAAAATCGGATATGGCTTTGGTCAAATCGTTACAACGGTAGCGTTAAGCCGGACACCATACACAATAGTTTCACCATCGATCTGGAAAAAGTTTCTCGGGTTGCAACGTGACAAGGACGCAGCAAGACGTCTGGCACAGCAATGGTTTCCGGAACTCGCATCATCATTAACAAAGAAAAAAGACGAGCATCGTGCCGAGGCGCTGCTTATAGCTTACTATGGACGAGGAAGACCATGACAATAAATTACACAATGCCAAACGCTGAGTATCACGAAAGCGAAGCACTGAGCGCCTCCGGCGCAAAGACAATAGCCATGAAATCTTTAGCTCATTTTAAATATGGCGAGGTAAAAGATAGTCCGGCATTAGCTCTGGGCAGTGCTACTCACACGCTAATATTAGAACCGCACATGAAGAAAAGCGTCTGGTGCGGCCCTGCCGCCCGTCGCGGTAAAGAGTGGACGCAGCTCAAAGAGGATGCCGACGCAGAAGGCGCTGTGCTTTTGACAGAGTCAGATTATGAACAGGCTAACAAAATGGCCGAGGCAGTGTTAAGCAATGCGGCTGCCGCAGAATATTTATCCGGAGACCTTGTCGTCGAGGCCAGTATGTTTGCTCATGACAGCATCTATAATGTTGACCTGCGCGCAAGACCGGACGGTTGGCGTAGAGATATAGCAGCCGTTTTAGACGTAAAGACAACAGTCGATCCGAGCCCCGAGGGCTTTGCCCGTCAGGTGGCGAACTTTGGCTACCATATACAAGATCAATTTTACCGCAGAGTACTGACATTAAACGGTGTAGAGATAGACCGGTTTATATTTATTGCGGTAGGTAAAGAGGCTCCCTACCCAGTGGGAGTATACGAACTCGATTGGCGCACGCTCGAAGAGGGTAACGCGGCAGTCAAGTATGCGTTAGAGCAATACGCTACAGCGCAAGAAACCGGCATATGGGGATACGGCTACGGTAGCCTGCAAACACTGCAAATACCGCCATATGCTTTTAAATTTTCGGCAAACTAATCTAGGAGATAACTATGCCAATTACATTTGGAACTGCGGAGACTACCGCAACATCAAATTTTATTCGTTCAAATTTACCACAAAATAGGTGGTGGGTTAAAACTGAAAACGGCGAGGAAACCATCGACATGGAAAAAGGTTTCGCCTGCGACATCAAAAACGTAACCTTCGGATGGCTGCATATTGATGTCGGCGTGCGAGATTGGCAGCCGTGGCCGAGCCCGTCACAATCAACGCCAAAAGTAAGCGATAACCACAAGCAGGGCTTTGAGGTTAATTGTTGGCTGTCAGACGGCCGTGAGGCGTCTATGAGCGCCAATTCATATGGTATGGGTCAGTTTATAGCAAAATTGTATAATGAAGCTGAGAAGGCAAAAGAGTTTGCCAAAGGCAAGATACCAGTCATACAAGTGACAAGCTCGACGCCAATAGTACTTGGTAAAGGCACGTCATACGACATAGGCTTTAATATCCGGAAGTGGATTGATAAGCCAGAAGCTACACCGGAGGAGGACACAACGGATGGTGGTACGCCACCGGTGGAGGCGGAGATTGCTCCAAAAGATCCGCCGAAATCTTCCAAAGAAAAAGAAGACGAAACAGACTTCGGATTCTAGGAGGACGCGGCGCCCTATGAGTCAGGTCTAGGGCGTCGCATTTACAGAGGTATAACAAATGAGCGAAACATATTTTGACAAGGTGCGTGAAAGCGTTGTAGGCGACGTAGTACATGCATTACGTGGAGGACGTAATGAAATACTCAACAAAGCTGCTTTTACGCTTGGCAGGCATGCACACTTAGCGCCTGCATTATTAGATAAAGCTATCGTCGATTTACACGGCGCAGCAAAACAAATCGGATTAAATGAGACTGAGATTAAAGCCACCATTGGGTCAGGTTTTAAACGTGGCGGCGAAAATCCTAAACAATTAGAAAACTCTGACGCAGTGCCATACACTGCAAGCGATTTCGAGCGGCTAATCAGTAAGCTTGCAGCGTCTGATTTATTAGCGAGAGACGACGAGACGCGCACAGAAAAGATAAATAAGGCGCGCCTTACATGGGAGCGTAGCGTCCCGATCAACAGAGAAAACAAAGACGCGGTAAGACCGGCACTATTGTATCTCAATCATCGTGGCCTTAGAGCCAGTACAGCGTCGAACATAGCACGGTTTAGTCCAAACGTGTATGATGGGCCGGCTATTATCTTTCCGGCACTCAGTGCGTCCGGTGAGGTCGAGGGCATACAAAGCGTATTACTTACTCCGGAAGGCCGGAAGCGTGAGCACAATGGTATCAGTAAGTATAGCCGAGGTGTCATAGCAGGTAATGTAATGAGCGTGGGAGATACTGGGCCGATCATACTGACCGAAGGGCCAGAAGATGCATTAAGTGTGCGTCAGGCCGCCGGAGACGAGGCTACAGTCGTTTGCACGTTTGGTAAGGCCGGTATGTCTACTTACAACGTCCCACGCGCCTCAGACGTCACGATATGCGCTGATCCAGATTTAAATGTGGATGCGGTGGCCGATGTTTTGCGAGGTGATGGTTCGACAAGCGTGTATGTCGTGCGCTTCGACGCACTTGGTGTCGATAATGTCAAAGACGCTAACGACTACTTACGGGAAGTTGGTGAAACCAAGTTGCGCGAAGCACTTGCAACAGCTAAACCACTAGAACAAGAAGTGCAAGAGGCATTAGAGGCCGAGAGGCAGTGGCCAACGCCCTTCACTTGGATCGACCCTGCGTTGATCCCTGCGCGGCGTTGGATCTATGGCAACCACTACATAAGATCCAACGTCAGCGTTCTAGCTTCTGCCGGAGGCGTCGGTAAGACGTCGATGCAAATCGTTGAAGCTCTTGCCATAGCTACCGGCAAGCCACTGCTCGGTGAGCAAGTGAGAGAGCAGTGTAACGTCTGGGTTGTTAACTTAGAAGATCCACTGGAGGAGATGCAGCGTAGATTAGTCGCAGCAATGCTTCACTTTAACATTGCACCGGAAGACGTTGAAGGTAAATTATTTTTAGATGCAGGCCGTGACATGCAAATCATGTTTGCAAGTCAGGGTCGTGACGGGATCGAGGTGCATGACGAGCTTGTTAACTATATGATCGAAAAAATTGAGCACCATAATATCGGTGTCGTATTTATCGACCCGTGGGTTGGCGCTAATCAAATAAACGAAAATGACAACGTGGCAATGAATGCAGCGGTAGCAGCCGTGCGGCGTGTCTGCGACGCGACAGATTGCAGTGTCGGCTTGGTGCATCACATACGTAAGAGCAATGGCGATGAGGCTACTGTAGACAGCGTCAGGGGCGCCGGCTCGCTAATTGGTGCAGCAAGAGCGGCGAGGGTTATAAACAAGATCAGTCAGGAAGATGCGCTGAAGCTAGGCGTCAGCGAGCAGGAGAGCCTTGGCATCTTCCGAGTTGACGATGGCAAGTCAAACCTAGCTCCGCCTGCGGCACATGCCGTGTACCGGCGTATGGTCGGCGTAGAGCTGCCCAACGGCGAATACGTAGGTGTAGCAACGTCGTATGCAATGCCAGATCTATTTGACGGTATCAGCTCAAAAGACGCACTGGCAGTGCAGCGTCTTGTCGGGGAGGCCGAGCAGGCAGATGAGCCGTACCGGTCAGACGTTAGAGCAAAGAACTGGATTGGCGTAGCCGTTGCCAAAACGCTCAAGCTAGACCTAGATAAGAAACACGAAAAGGCAAAGGCTCGAGCAATAGCGAAGAAATGGCTAGATACAGACGTGCTACGACACTCAGCGTGGCTCAGTAAGCGCGATGGGCGCGAAGTTCCGGTAGTTATCGTCGGAGAGTGGATTACGAGAGAGGAGGCAGGGCTGTGAGCACGCATAGCGTTAAAGCTAAACGCAGACATCCGGAGACGGAGCGTGAGCATTACGAGGTCGCTCATATGACGTTTGAGCTGTCCAAAAAGGATCACACATTTGCCCTAATCGCCGGCGAGGCGTTGACTGCAAGAGACCGTCGGCCATTATTTAGCGGCGTGATAACTGAGCACATGGCCGAGGAGCTCGAGGTCGTAGCGTGGCGTATCAGGCAGTTTAAACTGCTACAAGAAGGGAAAGCTGATGAGCAAGCCAACAAATAAAATTAAACTCGCAGAAATTATCTGGGACGACACAACCGGTGAGGCGAGTATTGAGTGGGCTAAAGAACATAAGCCGATAGCTCCGTTACCAATTATGCAATATGTCCTGTTGTTCGACGCTATGGTTGACGTAGCGCATGATGCTAACAGACAAATGAACGATTTACAGCGTATGCTCAAGCTATCTGTAAACGGCAGTGAGACGGTCCATTGAGTTCCGCAGTTACCGCAGTTGCAGTGCGGACGACTGCGTGTAGTGCGGAGAAAACCTACCGCCGCAGTTGTTACGTATATATACGTAACTGCGGCAGGGAGTTCGGACGCAACAAACTTAACTGCGGAGGGACATGGCAGTGAAAAGAAGAATAAGCGCAAACAAAGCTAAAGATAAGAAATCGTTTGATCCTAGACATGGCGATGATAGTAAACCTATCTCTGCCGGAGTATGGGGACAGCTCGAGCCGCTAGATCGTAAAGCAAGAGAGATGGAGCGTAAGTGGGGAGACAGTTTACCGTCTCTTGTAGAGCCAGAGTTAGCCGGACGATTCAGAGCTGCATACGAAGCTCTCGGTAAATTTGTAGAAGAAGAAAACATTGTAGCGACACATGAGGTGGCCGGTCAGCTCATGAAAGCGTGGGACAAGCTTGAGCAGTCTGCGCTCGATGCAGGGCATGAGCCATTACCGGCACATGCATATGCTGTGACAATGGAAGACAGCGACAATGTCGTATGCTTTGCAATGGAAGGCGTGGCAGAGTTACGGGTAAAGTATCCTAATTGGGTTGTGTATAGCTTTGAGGATGCAGCGCGTATTGTCCGGCAAGAGTTTACAGATACATTTCTAAACGATGCGTTCTCGTCGTTTCCAAAAGCAAAGATTACGCACATTGTTGACAAGGGAAATACTAAGCAAGTTATGGAGGATGAAATACCGTGGTAAACTGGTCAGTGTATGACGATGGACTGAGAGTATGGGTTGATGGTAAACTGGTAGCAACGATACCGGCAAAAGATCTGCCATACGTTATGAAAGCGGTTACTGCTTTTGTCAGTGATCGAGCTAAGATTGAGGATAATTAAATGGGTAAAGTTGCAGATGTAAAACTAGCCAACGTGAGTAAGATCGGTGAGGATGAGCTGTTCAACCGGTTAGCAACTGGCACGACGTTAACTGAGTTACTCAAGGACATTGGCATTGGTTATAAGTTGTGGTCGAGATGGCTCGACATGGCGGAGGGACGCCGTCAGCGTTACGCTGAAGCTCAAGAGCAATCGGCTCATTTCTTTGCATCAAGAGCAGTTAACACGGCGGTCAGTGTGCACGCAGAAGACAACTCAATCAACTCTGCGCGACTGCAAGTTGATACGGATAAGTGGATGGCCGCGAAGCTTAATCCGCAATACGATACGCGACACAAAGAGGTTGCGGTGAACATCAGCGTTGGCGATTTACATGCGGAAGCTGCGGCGTTGCTGCGTGAAGTAAGCGGCGACGTGATCGACGGGGAAGCGGAGGAAATCGTTGGAAAGTAAGCACGATTTCACGCATCGAGACACCGACGCGCAGGCGCGTGCGCGAATACTGCATTGCAGCATTTCTGTCAATAGAGCACTATATCTTGTATCTGATCAACATATAGTCATATAAAAAAGGAGCATACTAGATATAGTACCGTTTTGTTAACATAATATATGTTATGCGAATTTGTCCGGTTAAATGCAAAAAAGCCCCCCCCTGATTCTGCGCTGACCGGTGCAAAAATCGACGACCTCTTCACGCACCATCGAAAAAAAATTTTAAGAAATGGAGCCCTAAAATGAACAAGCCGACCAGTAATCCCTTCCTGCAACTTATGCGGCGTTACCAGAGCGACCCTGTAGCCTTTGCCACCGAAGTAATTGGCATCGAGCCTGACGAGTGGCAGCGTGAGCTGCTTATGGCGGTAGCTAATCCAGAGCGCAGACGCATAACTGTCCGATCTGGACACGGTGTAGGAAAATCAACTGCCGTGGCTATGGCTGCCGTCTGGCACGTTTTGATGCGTGTTCCGAGTAAAACCGTTGTTACGGCCCCCACCTCGGCACAGCTCTTTGACGCCTGTTTTGCTGAAATGAAAAATGTAGCTAAACGCCTGCGGCCTCCGTTTGATAAGTTACTCGAGATTAAATCTGATCGTATCGAGTTGAAGAAGAGCCCTGAGAGCACGTTTATATCGGTTCGCACGTCTCGGGCGGAGCAGCCG